CATCTAATGCTGCGCGTACTTCATCAGAATATTTATCAATAATAGTTGATTCTGCGCTTTTAAGCGCGGCTTCGCGTAATGCATTGGCATCCACAATAGCTTCCTTAAATAAATTTGACATGAAATATCCCCTAAAAAGATAATTTTCCTATGATAAATAGTGTTTTATATTACAAAAAGACATAATTTTAATTATCTGCAAATAGCCAGCAAACATTAGCGGTCAACCCATTCATATTTTAGTGTTATATCCCCAAAGGTCGGCTTTCCAACTGGTGTATGTTGCCGGACCTCAACAGCAACTCCTATGAAAACATCACTGAAATCATCCCCAGCATTGTCTGAGATGTAATCGTCCTGAAAACCTGAATCGGTGGAATTGATGGTTTGGCAGGCATTGGACAAAACTGTCCCCTCGAAAAAGAGAAATGCATGACAGACTGCGGGAGTACCTACTTGGGCTATTCGAGTGGCGGGCCGACTTCCACAGCGCTGGATGGCGAGCCCCTTAAAGATCTCGTCGCCGGTCCATACGAATCCACCGTGATAGCCTTCATCATCCTCCAGATCGGCGCTACCATTTGCATGATAAACAAACCATTCGAGTGAACTAGCGCCATTGCAATTTTCAGTCGGAAAAGTTCCTACCGAAAGAACAAGATGAAGAATATCGGAATCCGAAGGAATGGCGCCGATACTGGTCAGATTTCGGAAGACGGTGGTGTTGTTCCATTTCCCCTGATTCTGGTCTACAATTATAGTGCTAGTGGTTCCCAGGCTGGAAGCAGCATCTAGTACGTCATTTGGATCAGTCGAGGTTCCACCCGATAGATCTATCGTTGTTAAGGCGGCGGCGGCTTCTCCAGCAGGAGGGGATTCATAATTACCCTTAAATGCTTCTTTCAATAAACCCGGTATTCTTGTTCTTCGCATTATCTTAATTTTCCTTTATCAATCGTCAGTACGTTCGATCCATTCATACTCTAGTGTTACACCGTCCCATTCTGGCTTTCCAGATGGTGTAGCGCTCTGCTGAGATAAGGCAAACCCCAGCCAAACAGTACTGAATGTTCCAGAGGAATCGGTAGTGTAGTTGTGGCTCTCAAAATTGCCGTTTTGTGCCGTTGCATAAAGCTGGGCGCCACGGAGAGTCGTTCCATCAAAAGTGAAATACGCATGGAGGACTACCCAATCGCCGGCCAGGACGATGGAACCGACGCCGCAGTCGCCGGTGCGGCTCAGTCTGGACAATTTGTGGGTCGCATCTGCCCCCTTCTGGGCGAATCCGCAGTGATAACCTTCGTTGGCGGCTATCGTATTACTTGGTGCAACAAATATTTCCAGCCTGCAGGACGAACCGCCCGGGTCTTCCGTTGGAATCGTTCCCACGTAAAACCTAACATGAAGAATACCAGTGTCTGAAGGAATTGAACCGATGTCTGTCATCAATTGACAAGGATCGATGCCGGCATCACAGATCTCGCCATGGTTGAGATCTGCAACTATCTTACTTGTAGTTCCCAGACTGGTTTCCGCAGCTAGTACGCTATTTGGATCAGTTTTTGTTGCGCTCGCAATATTTAATGTTGTTAGGCCCTCGGCGGCTGCAGCTGCCCCCTCAGAAGGAAGATAGTTTTCTCTATAGGCTTCTTTCAGCAAGCCCGGTATTATTACTCTTCGCATTATCTTAGCTCCAATACTTTATTAAGTTAATGAAGAAGAAATTCTATTAACATATCCTACAACATTGACCTTATCTACCATAGCGGCAAAGGCGTGAAGTGTATGGCCACCATTCAATAAAAGACCTGGAGCAACTAAATACGAACCAGCGGACGCACTAAGCGCAGTCGCCAAATGGGCTTTTACTCCTTCGCCGCCCGTAGGGTTGCTCCCGGTACCCGAATCGCCCCAACAAAGCGTCAGTACTATTTCAGCAGTATGAGTATTGTTGGCGTAAAGCCATATTTCATCCATATTAACTGCGCCAGATACGGCTGTATGTATTTTAGTTGCGGAACCAGAAGCAGAGCCGGTAATATGAATTGGTTGACCAGAAACGCTTGCCGATAAATGAATTTTTTGAAATGTAAAACTTGAAGGTGCTGCCATAATTTATCTCACTTTGTTTGTAAATAGTTTTTTATGAAAAAACTTGACTTGCTAATATGAATGATGCATTCGGAACTGCGCTTATACTACCACTAATCATTACATCTCCCTCAATGATCGCGGCAGTCGTGGAACCCAGAGAGGCCGAAACATCTAATGCGCTGTCGGGGCTCGTGTTATTAATGCCTACTTTGGTGCCGTTGCCTACTATACTAAGAATTTGGTTGGCGCCACACTTAAAGCTAATATTATTGCCAACAGACGAATTCGTGATGAAAAAATTTTCGCCGGTATTTAAATAAATCGATGCAGCATCAGCACCATCATTCTCAAATACGATTTCTCTTGTTTGGGCAGTCCCTTTTCTCAATCTAAGTAATTCTGTAGTATCGGATCCGGATAATGTTAAAGTACCAGTACAAATTAAATCGCCACTAAATGTACCGGAAACGGCGGTAAGATTACCGGCCGTTGAAATGAGTGCCTTTCCGCCAAATAGACTCAAATTGCTTCCACTCAAAAGCTGAGTATTCACTTGTCCAGCAGTTAATACACCAGAGCCAGTTATTGTGTTAGCTGAAATCAAGCCAACTAAAGCTGTAATGTTTGAGCCCGTTACTTGATTCCCGGTGATTATTCCAGAGCCGGTTATTATATTAGCTGATATTAAGCTTGTTAAAGCTGTAATATTCGAACCTGTTACTTGATTCCCGGTGATTATTCCAGCGCTTTCTATTGCGCCAGTTACATTCAAAGCCCCCTTGAGGATCGATTCACCTTCAATGGTCATCGGGCCCGAACTAGAAATATGGCCGGCTGTTGAAATTACAGTTTTGCTTTCATTAATGTTCAAATTGCTGCCACTCAAAACTCCAAGTGACTTAACGGCAGACCCAGTTACTTGGCCGGCGGTTAATATGCCAGAGCCAGTTATAGTAGTGGTAACAGTTAGTGAGCCCGTAATCGATGCATTACCATTTCTCAAACCATCCCATTCGGTAGAAATACCAGTTAAGCCAGAACCACCACCAACAAATAGCGCACCAGATATTGTACTTCCGCTAATAATGCCGGCCGTTGTAATTACAGCTTTGCTTTCGTTAATATTCAGGCTGCTTCCACTCAAAAGCTGAGTGTTCACTCGTCCGACAGTTAGTGTACCAGAGCCAGTTATTGTGTTTGCAAAAGCTGCGGCACCAGTTACATTTAGGGCGCCCTTAAGGATCGATTCACCTTCAATGGTCATAGGACCAGAGGCTGAAATGGCACTGGCATTTGTGACAGATAGGTCACCCTTCACCGTGGCAGCACCAGTTACATTTAGGGCGCCTTTAAGGATCGATTCACCTTCAATGGTTACGCCGCCAGAGCCGGAAATATTATCAATAAATTTTAGACTTCCAACTTTAAAAGCGCTAAAATCACCGCCGGGAATATTGTAAGCAGTCCCATGTGAGCCCTGCGTGCCAACTTTACCTACAACAAAACTGGCGGAAGTTTGATCCCACAATATTGCTTGGTTAAGATTGCCAGCAAGGCCAAATATTAATCCACGATCACCTACTGCACCAGTAAGAGTACTTCCGGATCCAAAGCCAAGCCCAATTATCGGATCTCGTATAACTAAATTACTTGCGGATATTGTTGTCGTAGTACCTGCAACATTAAGAGTACCACTAATATTTACAGTTCCGGTAACCTCAAGAGTATTGGAACTTGTTGCGAATGTGAATCTTGATGAACCACTAATGGTTCTTGTTCCTGTGCGATATTGGACGGCTCCATCCGGGCCGCCAGAGCCCGATATGACATTACCATCAACATATGCCCAATTGAACTGTGCCACTCTTAGCCAACTCCTAGCGAACCTGACCAGCTAGGATATGATCCGTCGCTTGGATCGGCAGAACTACCACTTGAAATTCTTACAGGTCGAATCGATGTTAAGCCGGCTATAACATCTACATTGTGCGATCCGGACACCCAAATTTCTGACACTTTAAACTCTAAACGAGGGCTTTGAGAACTCGTATGGACTAGAAACCAGTAATTCGCTGTCCCGGCGGCGCCACCCTCGGGGGTGAGGGCCGGGCCCGCGCCATTTACTCCGAGTTCAGAGAAGCCGACTCTGCAAGATGATGACTGATCGTGGTTAACAACATAAACCCAGCGCGTTACGGTAGGAAAGTCCACCTTCGAACCAGATGGGGCCATCGCATCAATATTGCCACTGGCAAACGGCCTCCCGCTTACTTGATATGCGCCGACATGATTGACTCCCACATCCATTTTCCAAGAAACTGCCATTGTAAACCTCCAAATTTATATTTACTATGTATAAATAGTTACTTCTTTTTTCTATTGCGCCTTTCTTGTGCGCTTTGTCTTTTTCTTTCTTCTCGCAATCTTGCGCGCATCGCTTTGCGGCGTTTTTCGCGTTTTGCCACGGAGGGCTTTTTATGGTATGAGCGGTCTTTTGCTTGTTCGACAATCTTTTCCTTCTTGGTTTTTTTAATGAATCTTCTGATCATTTTTTCAACGTGGCCACCACATTGTCTTAAAGTAACGCATACATTTGCTTTTCTGCTCATTTCATAGCCTTCCAAATTTGAGATGCGCCGCCGACAAGAGAACTAATATCGACACCAGCATCTTGAGGATGCCCTAAATCAACTGAGCCACCTTTTGCTTGGGAAGCTTCATAGCCTGTTAATGCTTCTGTGCCTTCAAATAAATTAACGCCATTATAAGCATCTCCCCCAATAGAATCCATTAATTTCTTTCTGCGTTCGCTAAGCTTAGATCTTGTATCGTCAGCTTTTCTTTTCATCTGTAGGTTATTGTCAAACAAAGCTTCGGGCGGCCTTTGCTGAGTCTCGGTCATCAAATTACCTTGCATGCCTTTCGCTACTTCTGCTACTACATTTGAAAGAAGCCCTTCTTCTAAAAGGACTTCATGAATGCATTCCTTAACTAAAGGTTTAATTAATTGTTTTAAGTCTGCTTTTTTCATTCATCATCCCTTAATAATTCCTGCAAGCTTGTGCCAGCGCCTTAAGGTTTCTGTATAACTCTGGCCGCCTTGGGCCGGGAGTGATGCCCACGAGGCGCCCCCTTTCTCTTCTTCTTCTGCACCAAAGTCTGTGAGATCCCGTACACATTTGCCAGCTTTATCGCGTGTGTACCCGGGATTACATTCTTTTTCTTCTGGAGCAGCACCAGCGGCGGCAGCGGCGGGAGCAGTGGGGGCCGCGGCATCGGCGGGAGCAGCACCAGCGGCAGGAGCAGCGGGGGCCGCGGCATCGGCGGGAGCAGCACCAGCGGCGGGGGCGCCCATAAGGGCTTTACTACTCTGTGGGTCTAGTTTAATTTTGTGTTGCCGGAGCATATCAACAACTGCTTTTTTGGCAACTTCTTTTTGTGCAGGATCTGCAATTTGTTCGATAGCCGCCAAAGTCTGTTCGAGAGAAATTACTTCTCGTTTTGCTTCTTCTAGCACATTAAAGCCTACAGCAGATAAATCAGCACGGAGTCCCTTCATTAAGCGACTCTGATCTTTACCCCTAATGCCAGCCTTGGTAAATTTAGATTGCATACCTTGTCCATCCTTTGGATTACGGAAAACATAAACATCGCCTCGTCCTGCTGCGGGCTCTCCTGGTGCTGCGGGCTCCTCTCCTGGCGTAGCGGGCCCTCCTGGATCTTCTGCGGGCGCTTCTACATCTCCCCGAAGCACGTCTTCTGCATCTGGAGCTTTAACTGCAGCTTCATCCGGGATTGTAAAGTTTTTAAGGAAACTTCTCATACTGGCTGCTCTTGAATGCCAGCGTCTCTTAGCCAACCATGCGGCGCCTATAACTAAGCCAACGCCGGCAGCGGCCATGCCCGGGGAAATACCAAGAGTCGCCAATAGACTCTTCAACGTCGGGTACGTAGTAATAGTAGAAGTGATCCTTTCAAACCCGGGGTCCGGGGGGGTAGTAACGGTCAACGGATCGAGCTTGATGGGCGACGGTACCGGGGTTGGCCCGAGCACGCCGTCGGGGATGTGTCGCGGGACGGGAAGTGTCCCGCCACCACCGCCGGTGGCGCCTGACTGTAGGGCAGCTTCTGCCGCGTCTTTAACTCGACTTCGCAAGCTGGGGAATCGCTCCAGTTTTTTGAGTCCCCATTCCATCGACCGTTTTCCTTGTTGCACAAGCCTAAGAACTCTCTCGACATTAGCTTCGTTGAGATCCTCTTCTTTTAGAATTTCGTCGTCTACTTCCTCTTCTTCCTTAAACGTTTTATATACTGAAGCTAATTTATTATCTAGATTGTGTTGTACGAACTTCTGAATTAACTCTAAGGCTGCTCTTCCAGCTTCATAGGGCATATTTCCGGCTTTCATCGAGCCAGCGATTGAGATAGCTATAGCGGCTACTTGATCTAACAGCTTCTGAAACGCGTCTTCGCCCTCTACATTTGGAAAACCCTGTTTCTCTAAACCGCGCAAAGCTCTTTGGGCGAGTCCGGATCCGGCTTTTTCAAAAGCCGCCTCAAGATCATCGACGCTTCTAACATTTTTCATTTTTGCGCCGGGAAGCAAACGACTAAAATTACCAAGTTTAGCTAGTTGGCCTTTGGCTTTATCCCACAAACCTTCATCAATGGTGTGAATGTCAAAGTCTTCGCCGGCTTGTGACTTGATATAAATTTCTAAGACAAGACTGTGGAAATCCTTTCTTTCTTTAATCAATTTCTGTTGCTCTGAGAGCAACTCTAATTCTTTTTCTTCTTTAATAATTTGCTTTAGTTCAGATATCTTCATTTTCTATTACCTCGTTTAATAGCCGATTAATTCGATCAGCTTTAGTAAATACCTTGTTTTTATATTCTCGCGCTTCTTTCATCATGAAAGCGCCGGGAGTCGAAGGCTCAGAAACCATATCAAAACAAATCAATTGGAAATCATCTTCAACAACTGTTTGCCCTTCGGACTCTTTTACGGAACCCATCCCTCTTGAAGAAATACCAAGAGTTACGCCTGAATCTACCAAAGAACGTAAAATCTTGCCGGATGGTGTATCAAGAACTTTAACTTTGCCCATAACACTTTTATCGTCCATCCACACTTCTGTAATTAAGTGCGAAGCATTCCTAAGATTAATCACAGAATCCTCTGGGTGATCAAGTTCGCCAAGCGCTCTTTTTTCTTTTACTATTTTTTGATAGTTTTTTAACTCTTTCAAAAGAACATTATAAGGATAAATTCTGCCATTACCATTTACCGTATCTGCCATTTGCATAACGCCACTAAGCATCATGCCACCATCAGCGACAAACTGTTTTTCATGTTCCGTTAAAAGATCTTGGCAAACGCCGCCTTCACATAACGCATAGAATTCTCTTAATAATTTCATTATTTTATCCTTGCTTACGTCTTTTCTTGGGACTCCGTATTTTACCTTCGGCGGCTTGACGCTGTGGCTGCGCCGGCGTGCTGGCGGGTCCTGGCAGTGCTCGGCCGGTGCCGGGTGTAGCCCCAGCCTTTCTGGCTAATGAACCATAAACTGCCCTCTCCAGACCATTTAGGGCCACTTTAATCCCAGTAGCGTCTAAATCAAGCTTGAGCGCAATCAAGTCCTTTTGCAAATCTTTTAACTTTCCACTTAAAAGCTTCCAAGCTTTCATAGCTTGAGCCTTTTCTGCAGCGCCGGTCATGGACGCTTTGCCTGCGGCGGTAGTCGCAACAGCTTTTTCGAGGCCGGCTACATCACCTTTTACGCCCGCTACACCACCTTTTACGGCGCCGGCGACTCTTTGTCCCAGTCCTTTAGCTTGGGCGCCCAAACCTGCCTTGGCGCCGGCATATCTTGCGCCTAGTCTGTCAAGCCACCCTTCATCTATTTCTCCATTCTCAATCATTAATTGAATTTCTTCATTAATAAGATCTTTTAACTGTGATTCTGCGAGTTTCATTGTGAATTTATCCTTTTTAATTCTTTATGCGGGCACAACCCGCATGCATATGCAACCATTCTTACAGTTACGAACTGGCTGAAGCATCCACTTCTGAGTCCAATAAGCGTTCATCTTGCGTTATCTCCATTCTTTGTGAGTACTGTATTCCCGAATCTCCGAAGACCATACTTAAAACATAAGATGTTCCAGATGATAGCCACCCAAGAAGAAAGAAATTAGTTACAGTTACATCAAAATTAAATAGTTCCGTAAATGAAGAAAGTAACATTAAAAACCATCCAACATGAAATCCCATGCACATGGGACAATGGAACAATTCTCCAAGTTTTCCTTTGGCTGGTCTAATGTAACTAAAAATCTTACCGTAAATTATAATTTGAGTGAGGCCATATGCTACTAATATAAATGTCAACAGTTCCATTATTTACTCTACATTGTATACAAGTAGTTCAGCGAATAGGGATCCCTAACGAAACCTTTACGGATAGCACCTTGTTCGGCAGCGTGTGGAACTTCACCAAGTTCTGTAGAATCTTCCTTATCCGGATCGATAAGCTCATCATCGGTCATAGAAATAATCGCATCGGTAGCTTCGAAATAAGGACGTTCTTCGTCAATAAATTCTGAAATATTAACTAGTGTTATTTTGGCAGCGCTCATATCTTCATTTTTGGGTGTCTGCATCATAGCCTCAAAAGAACCATAAAAAGAGCCTGCTTGAATAGATTCTGGAATTACGGCGCCTCTCTTACGAAGAAATGTGAATAATCTATTCTGGGCGCCATATACATAATCAGAAATAACTTCTTTGGGGAATGCTATAACTTTATTGTTTGATGTAGATAATACGATATCAATGTCGCCGTGATCAAAGATCATCAAATCTCCGTTTAAACTTTTGCGGAGATTTATTTCAAGAGTGACTAATTTTTTATTAGCTTCTTCGCCAACTTTAATCGTTATCGCCATTATAAATTTCCTCAACTAATGATTGGGTTCGTAATACTGTCGATAAAACATCTTCAGTAATCTGCGCAGTTGTGAACGATTGTAATTTTTCAATTACTTCGTTAGTCTTTCGCAGCATATCTTCATCGTTCTTAATTTCTTCAACTTTCTTTGATTCAATTAATTTTGTTTTAAGTCTTGATAGCTCTTCATTTAAAAATACTTTTAGTTCGAGTGCATTATCAGCGAATGAAGCAATATAATAAGTTAACAGTTCTTTCTGTTCATTTAATAATTCACTCTCATATTTCTCATTAAACTTCTTAACAAAAGTATTATACGTAAGCTTATCAACCGGAACTGTTGAACCATTAACGACTTTACTTCTCATATTGTTAACAATCTCGTTTTCTAAAATAACACAATCTTTAGGTGAAGTCTTTAAAGAAAAGATTTGATCGATTGTTGCCAAAGTTCTATAGTTCGGAACAAAATTGTTAAAAACTTCAGAAGATAATTCTTTATTAATGTCGCGAATTAATTTTGTTTGTTGCTCAAATAAGTATTTCGAATCAACTAATTGTTTCTGTAATCTCACTTCTCTGAGAATTTTCTCAGAGGTCTTTTGATCTAGGTTTTGATTTTCGTATAAGGAACGATAGAATTCTAAATCTTTGTGAAGCATACTTTCATTATGAAAATGCTTCTTTATTATGGAAATAACTTTATTCTTTCTCTCGCGATCATTTTTGAGAATAGCGACAGTGGCTTCTCTCACAAGCGCTTCATAAACAAAGGCTGTGTTTCTTTTTTTATTGTGCTTTATCTTCATTCTTTGTGCTCCAATAATGCATTTTCTTTAATTTCCAGACCCTCAAGTAATGAACGAATAGATTCGTTAACTTCAAATAGTTTTTCTTCTTCAGACTTCTCTTTCAAATTATAAATAGATTGGTCTTCTTCATAAATACCAACATTAATGCCAACTGGTTTCGCTAAACTATTAATTTCAGAACCAGGGAATACGTTTCTCATTCCTGGGCTATGTTTTTCGCCGCTTTTCCGCGCAAGAGAGCGCGTGCGGGGGCCAGCGCCTGATCGCCTATCATCTCTCTTTGGATAATATACTTTATCCTTGGCGCCAGGAGTTAAGCGTGGAGCGTTACGTGAGCCGGGAGGAACTGCTAATAATGCCGACTCTTCGCCACCACCTTCTTCGCCGCCAAGTTCGCCACCAAGGGCTTCTGCAGCTTCACCGCCTGCTTCTGCGGCCGGCATCTCTTCGGGCCCACCAAGCTCGCCACCTAATTCGCCGCCCAATTCTCCACCAAGTCCACCTCCTGGGGCGCCTTCGGCTGCTGCAGCTTCTGCAACTTGTTGTAACGCCGCATCATGCTTACGATCATAATACATTTCTTTTTGATTTCTGGAAAACTCTTCGTGGGACATACCAAAGATGTTTTCCATAACCCAACGACGAGAGAAGTAGCCTTCAGTCGCAGAAGCGGCAATATCAAACTTCTGTTTCCAATGTTCAATTTCTTGTAATTCAGCAATCTTGGATGGGTTGTTTAACGAAAGAGAAAAACTAAGAAGATCGTCACCCCTAAAGCCTAAAGTATAAAGATGGATGATACCAATCTTAGTTAATTCTGCGATGATAACCCTCTGAAGTCTTTGGATTGTTCTCGAAAAACGAATGTCTTTCTGTGCGAGAGTTGTCTTATCTTCTGCTGCGCCTTCGCCCATTGCAAGATATGCTTGTGGAATTTTAAGAGCCGAGAATAATTTATCACGAAGATATTTCACATCATCAATAGCTGTCGTGTTTGTGCCGCCGGCAAGATTTTGAATATCTGTTACACTACCAGCACGAACAGGAATGAAATAATCTTCTTCAATGCTCATTGGGTTATAACGAAGATCAACGCGGCCGGACGATGCATCTATAACAGAATGTCTTTTAAGTTGCGATACAATCTTTTCCATATATTGTTCAACATCTTGCGGTGGAATTGCGCCAACGTCAATCTTGAATACACGACGTTCAGACGAACGAACAATACGATATGCCATCATGGCATCTTCCATAAGCGTAAGTTGGCGCCAGATACGACGAGCAGGCTCTAGAATAGATGAACCATATGGAGCATATTTATCATTACCTAAAATACGGAAATGGCAAATCTGCCAATTTTCAAAAGTCATTCCGGCAGAGTTCCATTGGAATTGAACATAATTTGGGTTTGTTGCCTCTTTGCCCTCCATTCTTTCAATCTCGGCAGGAGGAAGAGAAATAACTGACTTTACGCCATATTGATCATCAATGTCTAGATATAAAAAGAAATCACCGTATTTACACATTGTACGGCCCCAACCAAATAAATTATATTGAACATTTAAAACTTGTTCATACAGTATAGCAAGAACGGCTTTAATTTCCTCATTTGAACAATTAATATTTAGCATCGGACTTAACTCCGAATATGTTGTCATTTCATCTGCATAAATATCCATTGTCGATGCAATCTCAGGCATATATTCCATTTGATCAAAATCGACATAGCGCTCCGTTCTACGCTGATTGGCAATTGCATCTACAGCAACAACGTCAAGAGGACTATAAAGAGTCTTCTTAAATTGTTGTCCGGACGCAGATTTAAATCTTGAGCCGAATTTATCTAAATGTTGTCTTCTAATTCTTCGACCTGATTGTGATCGATAGCTGATGATTGGCCCAGAAAATAATCTCGTTAGAGCTTTAAAAAGATCTGATTGTGAATTTGCTGGGTTTTTTGTATTTCTATTGGGTGGCATTTACTTTCTCACTTTATAATCCATTTATATTGTTCATATAACTTTTCAGCTTCAGTTCTTTTATCAAAAATATTGTCCCGCTTATATCCGTCTTGCCCTTTAATTTGTGTATTCATAGTTGTTCTTGTTGTAATAATGGCATCTGCAAAAGCCTTTTGATAATTTAAATCTCTCGCGTTTGCTTGTAGCGCTGTATCACGAACCCAGCATGCAATTGCAAGAGCCATGATAAGATCATCATGATAACCTTTCATTGCTTGTGGTTTGCCATTCCTCCAAATAAAAGTTTTCATCTCATTAATAGTGCGAGAAGAATATATTTTAATTAGTTTATTTCTGATAAACTCTTCCAATTTTGCAATAATCAGCGGACGCGTTTTCATGCTCGTTGAAAATCCGGGTACTGCCGATGTCCGAACTTCGGCCTGATGTTGTTCAATATATTCGTGTGTTGATTTAATAGAATAATATAAATTCGGATAACCATATTCTATCAGTTTATCTAGAACTGTGTAGCCAATATTGTTATTCTCGACAACTAACATACAATTGCCAAATTCTCGGCCGGTCTGATTGAGCAAGTTGGCAAACATATCGGGTGTTGATCTTCCTTGATATTCTCCAACGCATTCTAGCGTTTCTAATTTTATCATGTGAAAAGTAGAATAATCTTCGCCATCCCCTCTAGCAACATCTGCAGCTAACAAATAATTGCAGGTTGGATCGA